GGTAACAACATTACCCTTCCAGTCCTTACAATAGGTGAAGTTTCTACTCAATCCAGACAGGGGGAAGGTAGCAGATATAGCCCAATTTTAGTCCATGAGAAGTTCTGGGATCCTAAGAGTCAAAGAGCAAAAAGAATACTTAGTTTAGCACCAAGACCAATAACCTTAACATATAATCTGAATATTTGGACAAAATTTAAAAATGATTTAGATCAAATTAGAGAATTTATATTACTTATGTTTAACCCTGATTTAGAGGTTAAGACACAATATAGCAATATTACTAAGGCGTATATTACTTCGGAATCCGATGAATCTACGTTAATAACTCAGGATGCTCAAGATAGGGTTCTACGAAAGACTATATCAATTAACGTGGAGACCTGGGTCCCATATCCCAAATATTTGTATACATCATCAGGTAAAATTGAGACATTTAACTTTGAGTTTGATATATATAAATAATATAAAATTTTTTAGATTAATTAGCTTATGGCTAATATAAATATTAATAGGAAAATGGCTAAAAAAACAAAAATAGTTAAAAATTCACAAGGGGCAAGCCCTTCAAAAGTTAAAGTCATTACGCCACCAAAGGCTGTAGTTACTGGGAAAGTATCTGTACCTACAGTTAAAAAATCTGTCAGTACAGTTAAATCTAAGCAGGTTTCTATGAGTGCTAATAAAATAATTAAGAATGTTTCCCTTCAGGGCTTAGAACTGTTTATAAATTCTGGTAAAGGTCCAGAGGCTATCTGGCTCGAACCCAGAAAGTCTTTTAGATTAAAAGAGAATGAAATTACTTCTCAAATTCTTACTTTAGAGAAGAGAAGACTTCTCAGAATTACGAGTGTATAGGTAAAGTATAATGGCAAAAATACCCACTAGTCCAGCAGTAGTCTACATTGAAAAAGATAATTCATTTTATCCACCAAATATTGATTCTTCAATAGTGGGTATTATTGGCTTTGCTTCTAAAGGTGAACCAAACAAAGCTGTCTTGATTACAACCCAAGAACAACTTATTAATGAGTTTGGTGAACCAAGTGAAAGCATTTATGGTCAAGGATTGGAAGGGGCTTTAGAAATCCTAGAAGCAACAAATCAAATGAGATTTGTTAGAGCCCTTCCATCGGATGCCAAGGAAGCATCCTCTTACATTCAGTTTGGATCTTGCCCAGCGATTAAGTTTGATGCTATGGGCTTTGGTATAGAGAAAGACCTATATCTAAAAGTTCAAGTTACTGATAACAATGGTGTAGAGAAGTTCTCACCAATGAAAGAATTTTCTTTCGATTCTGCAACATTAGGTTCCTTATATGATAACCAAGCAGAGGCAATGGCTTCTATCATCGGTAAGGGCGAAACAGTTGATGAGCATGTGTCAATAGTTATTGATCCAGATGATATGGATACTTGTTATCTTGTTGGCAACTATGCAGGATCCAATGCTTCCTTAACGGTTTCATCCTTTTTGGATAATACATTTGAAACTCCAATAAAAGCCTTTGAAGTTATTGACTCAGAAGGAAATAATATTATTCCTCCCCCGGTAGCTGACCCTAAAATAGTATACATCCCTAACCTACTTTATTCAGGTAGTGTGGCTGAAGCACTTTTTACTACTGGTAGCCTGGATTTAACAGATCTTAATGGAAGTTCAATTACTTATTCTGCAACTTATTTGACCGCCGTTGGAGCCACAAGAGAAATAAAGGAAACATCCTTTTTTGTTACAGGTAGTGACTTTGGTGATATTGGCAGTGTAGAATACCAGGAATTTTATGGTGTCTTCACTGGGACTACTGCTTATTATGACCTAACTTCATTTGGTGTAGAAGTAATATTATTAAATACTACATCAATTGGCTTTTCGTCCGCAGATATAGGTGATTATGCAAAACTACAATTCGGTGTTACTGGCGCTCCCGGTCAGTTTAATGAAGGGGCACTTACAGGTATTCTAGGTTTACAAGGTGGTACTACAGACGGCAACTATAGGTATTTTGTTGGAGTTACCGGTGCGGCTGGAACTGATACTAAACTATCAGATATAGATCCTAATAATAGAAGTTCTAAGGCTCATGGTGATGGTACCAAATTTCAGTTTTTTGTTACTGGAGTAGATGGGAGCATCTATGACGCTACTGCTTTATATGGTGAAAACTTTACAACAATTGAGGATCTAACTGTCTTTATTAATGGTGCTTTTGTTACGCCTGCTGTTACAGCGTCTTACGAAGATCAAAAAATTTATATTCAAGAAAATGCTGTTGATTATACAGTAGAAAATAACTATTTTGATTTCTATATGGCTACATCTCTTCAGGGTAATGCTCTTGGCTATGGTTGGGGAGAAACTTTGTTAGATCCTGAAAGTAGACCAGCAGCAGCAAAAATGCCGGATCCAGTTTCTGGCCTTGAACTTACAAGAGAGTCAATACAATATAAGGTTGAATCATTATTCCCTGGTGAGGGCTATAACTATGTGACCAAGGATGATGGAACTCCAAAGGGAGCTACCATAGAAGTTGACAACAGACCAGTGCAGAATGTTTTAATTACTGTCAATAATGATGGAGTCCAGGCAGAGACATTTGAAGTTGGAGTAGTTAAAGGTCTTAAGTTCTTTGAAACAGCAATCAATGTTGGAACGGATAACCCAACATCAGATTATATAAAAGCTAATATAGAACTAACAGGATCCGTAGACATTGAAGCTCTTACTGATTGGAGTGACAAGTTCACAGTTATTACTGGTGGATTAAGCGCATTTGATTCAGAAGGCAACCAAGTAAACCCAAGGTTCGTTAAGCCTCTTGAACTAGCTTCTAGGAAGCTTGAGAATGGGTCAAATGGTACAATGACTGGAGATGACGGTAAGACTGCTCTTATAGGAAACTCTGCTAATAAGACAGGTATATATGCTATTGATGATGATGCTTTTAACATCTCAATAGCTTCTGTCCCAGGCATTAGTGATCAGTCTGTCCAGAATACTCTTATTACTCTAGCAGAAAGCACTCAAAACTTCCTAGCAGTTCTTTCTCCACCAGTAGGGTTAGATAGTGCGCAAGATACCATTGATTGGATTAATGGTAGGTCAAGCACAAGAACTGCCGCTATCAATAGTTCCTGGGCTACTGTGGCGTGGCCATGGGTTCAAGTATTCAGTGTCTTTGACAGTAAGGATCGTTGGTACGACCCAGCAATCTTCTTGGTAAGACAAATGGTGTTTACTGATGCAGTTGCTGATCCTTGGTTTGCTCCTGCTGGATTCAGAAGAGGTAGATTAACTAAGCCAATAGCAACAGAGGTCCCAATGAGCCAGGGTGATCGTGATGCTCTTTATAGCAACGCAATAAACCCAATAGTTAACTTTGTCCCTGATGGTATCACCATTTTTGGACAAAAGACTACTCAAAGACTGGCATCAGCATTGGATAGAATCAATGTCCGTAGAATGATGATCTACATAAGAAAACTTCTGCTTGTTGTTGGCAGACAAGACCTGTTTGAGCCAAATGATGAGTTCACTTGGGAGATTATAACCGACAAGGCAGAAAGTGTTCTTCAGGACATTAAATCACGTCGTGGTATAACAGACTACAGGGTTATATGTGACGAGACTACCAATACTCCAATTCGTGTCGACAGAAACGAACTATGGTGCAAGATCCTTCTCAAGCCAACTAAGACTGCGGAATGGATTGTTTTTGAGGTCAACTTGACCAATCAGTCAGCTAAGTTTAGTGGATAATAAATATTATGGCAACTAGTAGATATAACACAGAATATAGACCATTCGAGGCAGGTAGTGATCTTCCAAAAGTTTCTACCTCTTTAGATTCAGTAAGAGCATACCAATTTGAAGTTCAATTCTTTGGTTTACCACCTGCGGTTTCAACACAACAAACTGATCTAACTTTAGCAGCAAAAGTAGTTGGTCCTGTAGGCATGAGCGTAGAAAACATTGCTGTTAGAAGAGTTAACGATCAAATGTTTTACCCTGGCTATGCCAACCAGGAAGACCTTACAGTTACCTTTGATAACCTCTACTTAAGAAGAACATCAGAAGCTTTATGGTCTTGGTTTAAATCAATTTATGATCCAATTACTGGTGCTCAAACTGCTGTTGCAGCCCCTGGTGGTCCAGGCAACAATACATTCAAAGCAAACAAACTCAGAATCGTTCAATTAGATAACACTAGAACTCCCCACGCTGCAATTGAGCTTTATGGAGTTTATCCAAGTATGGTTAGATTTGCTGAACACAACTATTCAACAAATGACTTCCATACTTTAGAAGTTACCTTCAAATACGATTTTATGGATTATTACAAGTACTAAAAAACTCTATAATAGAATATGAGTTATTTTAAAGAGCTTCTTGAGAGTTACAGTAACCTAAAGAAGCGGAGGCTGGTAATCCTTACTGAGCAGCCTGAAACTCAGAATGATGCAGGGTTTCAGGCTGATATCCAAAAGGCTTCACAAATTGTAGTTGCTGCATTAAAGAATGTTTCTCAGCAGGCCAACCAACAACCTAATCAACAACCTAATCAACAACCTAATCAACAATCAGATCAGGAAACAATAGAAAAATTTAATATAAGTCCTGTTGATAACGATCCTAGAAAAAATTACTTATTTAGGTCTCAAGGTGACTCTACGACTTCTACAGAATCCCCAGGTGATTCGATTAATGAGGAAGAATCAGCCCAGAACTCCTCTTGTCCTAAAGTAAATCAGCCAATACCAATAGGCAATGCAAAACTTCTGCAAACAATGTCTACTGGAAATGGTTGTAGATTGGTTGTAGATATAGGAAATAGGTCAATATATGTAATGTTGAGTAATGGAACTTTGTCATTACATGGAAAAGATTCTGATAGAAATAGAGCTAATTTTAAATCAGTTATAAATTCTATTTTAGGAAAAAGTGGAGATCAAAGCCAAGGTTTAGATCAAGAAGTTGTCCAACAAGAACTATCTCCAATTGATAGTATTATATCAAAACTTAAAGCTACGTGGCAAAAATCAGTTACAAAATTTTATCCTAGAGACCCTAATAAAAGACAAAAAAGACAGGCTTGGACAAAATTCCTTTTAGGATTATCTAGTGGTAACGGTACTGTAGCTAAGTCGTTATCAATTGCGTTAGGATTTAGATATGACCCTACTAATGGAACTTGGAATGAAGAGCCTATTGACGATAAAACAAAAGAAGAAGTAACTAAAACTTATTCTGAAGTTGTTGATATACTTGGTAGTTACCATGAAAAAGGCGCAATAAACCTGGACAACTATAGAAAACTAAAAAATAGAGTTGCAATCCTTGGGGATGATTGTAGTAGAGTTCTTATAGCAAATAAACCAAGGTCTAACCCAAGTGGCTCATCAAAAGGTTTAGTAATAACAGGGGAAGCTGCAAAAGTTTTATGTGAATCTATTAGTTCCTATGAGAAAGAAATTTTAAATAAACATGAGTCTGAAAGTCCTTTAAATAGACCAGATTTTAAATTGGCAACGGCAGAAGCTGGGTCCCATGTTATAAGGTCTATGTTCCATGAGCATGCTACTTTATTGGAACTTTATGCAGAGAACTGTAGAGGCAAAGAAGATAACTTATGTTCTGATATAAAAAAATACATTGAAAAGTCTTTCTTTGAAAAAAGAGATAAGCTACAGTCAGCTTTACAAGAACTAAATGAAGACCCCGCTTTAGATGAGGAAACAGCGGCTTATGCTAAGGCAATCCAAGATATTTTTAAGTCCGGAAACTTTGGTGATGCATATGCGAGGGTAAGAAAATTTCATATTGATTCAAAAAGGACAAGAGGTTTCGAACTGGCGCTACCAGTAGGCGGGAGGACCGGAAGCGGGAAAAAGGCAGATAATCTTGAAGTTCACCGTGATAGGGACCGAGCAGTAAAAGGATTAATAGACTCTGGCATAGACCCAAAGAAGGCTGAAGGACTAGTCCACACCGTTAAGGCAGGTGAAATGTTAGATTATTTGGATCCTGGAGTTAAGAAAATTTTTGAATCCTATTTAAAGAATCATGGCCTTGATGAGAACAGTGAAATAAATATTGTTGGTGTAGGTTACAAACATTATTATAATGGAGTAAGTTTCGTTACACTAGGTGAACTAACGAAAAATAGAGCAGAAGAATTAAAAAATGCATTGTTGTCCGGTGACATAAGAAGCGAGGATGGCAGGTTTGTAGGATCTATTTCTAAAAACTTGGGAATAACCCGTCGTGAGTTGTCAGAAAGTGTTGGAGAGGTCGATAAAGAGTTCTCCAGGATTGATGGTGCTGTATCAAAAATGAGAAAGTCTTGGACAGAAGACGCAAATGGTAAGAGAATAATAAAAGATCAATACAACGATTCCATAAAACTTATGGAGGATCATCTTGGGACTAAGTTTACCCAAGAAGAACTTTCTAACCCCCCACTAAGTGAGCTAAGAGATGCTCTTAGGGCTGCTGAAGAGAACTCTGGTGGAGATGAAGAATCTCGTGATGAGATAGCAAAAGCTATAAAAAATTGCATTCTACATAAAGAATTAAATGGTAAGGATGCTAAAAAATATAGACACTACTTAGCATTTCAAATAGCAACAGCAGGAGCCTCATCAAAAGATGATATTTATGAAGCTGTGTCGCCAAAGGATGGTAAGAAATATGTTGGTAGCCATAATGATTGTATCTATGGCGTGATAAATGACTTAGTTAATGGAAGTGCTAAAGTATCTTTTTCCGGTAGAACCATCAATATCACTGATTCAAATAGAGGAAATATTAAGTATGAAACTAGCTCAAAAGGAAAAACTAAAACTTCTTTAGGTGAAAAAAGAATGGAAAGCTGTGCTCAAAAGACTCAAATTGGTGAGTCTTATGATAATGATAGTATCAACCATCTACTAATTGAGCATATTAAAATGTTTTCTTCACTCGTCAAAAAAATAACTGGTGTCTCTAGATAGAAGATCTTTAAACTTAAACATTTTAATCCTAATATTTTTTATAGTTCCTTCTAGAGTTTGTGAGTTATCTTCATATCTAACTACGTCATTTGTAATTACAACAGGATCTTTCCTATCTTGCCCAATTATTAGTAAAAAAGGTTTTGAAGAATTCTGGCTATCTCTCTCGGCTTTGACTATCATGTCTGAAACATCAGATTTATTATTAAATAAATCACATATTGTTTCTCCATTATACCCTTTCTTACACTCTATAATAAATCTAAATTTTTCTGGAGTTATTAAGTCACCATATATTTTCATATAAGAGGGTAACTTATGTGTAGTAGCAAAAGCACCAGACCCTGGCGTTCTACTAAATTCTTTAGAATTAAACTTTTGATTAAATAGTTTTGCAACTTTATTTTCAAAGCGATTTCCTTTTGATCTAGAGTTAACTTTTTTTCTTTTTTGGTTAGTTGTAAAGTTTGAAAGATCAAAATCATCCTGAATTTCTTGATTTTTCTTCGACATACACTATAATAGACACGATGGTAGAAAGAATTAATTTACACCCAGAACAATGGAAGGCAACTTCCAAGCCAAGAAGTAAAGGTAGAATGAAAATCTCAATTAAACTAAATAAGGTTGAAGCCGAAGGTTTCAAAAATTGGACTAATGTTGTTAAGCCAACTGAACTATCTGAAGATGACTTCTTAAAGCAAGTCTTTTTCAATGGTATTGAATACCTAAATAATAAGTTGCAAGATGCTGCCCAACGTCTCATGGAGGATGAGGAGTTAAAGAAACAGCTAGCAGCGTCCGGTATTGACGTTGATAAGATGGAAATCAACTTACAGAACGCATCTATTCAACAAAACACTGAAGAAAATGACTGACACTTTCAGGCTTAGAGGTAATCCCGAAATTCACCGATTCCTAAGATCCATAAGTGATGTTAGTAATAAGGATGATGATACTACTTTTATTTTTGTAACATCACTTTGGGATGATAATAATTCAGTTAAGTTTGCTAGGAAGAGAAAAGCTAGAAACAATTTGGTTATAGTAGATAC